ATGTTTGTTGAGCCATCTGCTTTTCGCGGGTTATCTTTTGGGGCTTATCTTCGGAGCCTAACGCTTTATCAGGTGTAATTTCCTTTTTCTCCGAAATGTGTTGGATTTCCATTGCCTTTTTTTCTAGTGCCGAACGCTCTTTCATTGCGGCAAGCTGATTCTCAATGAGCTTTGTTTCGGCTTCTATAGCGGCTTTACGCTGTTCATACCATTCCTTCGACTCTGCTAACTTGGTATTGACCTTTTCTAAAGCGAAATAAACTTTTTCTTCGTCAGCCGATAAAGGCGTCCCGTCAGCTTTCTTTTTAGCAATTTCTTCCTCAATCTGCGCTTTTTTGTCCGCAGATATTTTGGACATAGCTTCTTCGCGGTCATACTTAGCCTGTTCTAGCTCTAATTCTTCTTCGACAATCTTTTGTTTACGCTCATATTCGCCTTTGTTGAAGTCAAGCGTTTCATGATGCTTTTTATCATCAGTTTTGGGCGCATCGGCTAGAAAATAATTATATAGATACAGGTCATCATTAGCGGTAAACTTCTTACCTTGGCTTTCCTGGTCATATTTAGCCTGCTCTCTAGCTGTTTCATATTCCTGTTTGGCCTCTTGGTATTCAGTTTCGCCCGTGCCGCCAGAACGACCCTTCCTACCTTTTTTCTTACTTTCCTTATCAGATACAGTTCCGGTGTTAGTATCAACATCATCAATAGTAGTACCTTGTTGCGCTTTTAATGCGGCTATTTTGGCCGCGGCGGCTTTGATTGCATCTTGCTGGTTTACTTCCTCGGCAGTTAAAGCAGTATTTAACTCATTTGATGATTGAGTTTCCTGTTGAACTGCTTGATTTTTATTATAATTAGCAAATACCCCACCATATTGCCCGCCAGTGCCGATCATACCAATACGCATAGAATCGCTATCGGCAGCAACAACAGTCTGCTTATCGGCCTCATTTTTAGCTTTCAAATCAGCCAATCTTGCTAATCCTAATTGCTGATAGATTTCTATTTGTTTTTCAGCTTCGGTAGCAAGCCCCTGGGTTTCTTGCTGAATTGCTGTTAATCTAGCCCTTGCTTGATCCGCCACTTCAATGGAATGGGCGATAATTGCCTGCCGTTCTTCTTTCAGATTTTCCTGCAAGCTTTCTTTCTGCTTATTCATTGTAGCAACTTCGACATCTATCTGTGCCCCAACATCGGCGCTATTTTTAATGCGGGTCATTGCTTCTTCGCCAAGCATCGTTGATAAGGCATGTTCAGTTGTAGCTATTTTTTCATTATTGGCTTTAACCCTTTCCGCAACATTTAACCCTTGCTTAGTCTGATCATCGAGTTGCTTTTGTACTTGAAGGAGCTTAGGGTATGCCGAGGCAAGGTCATTAACAAACTTAGTCTTACTTTGCATTAGCGATAACTCGGATTGTGTCTTTGCCGCTTTATCATCAATCTGTTTTGTCAGGTTAGTTTCTTGTTTGGCCAATTCCTGAGTTTTTTTAGCGGCTTCGCTAGTTTCCGTATTGAACAACGCTAAACTTATTGCACCGGTTACTAAAGCTCCTACTAACAGGCTTAGCCCTCCGGTAGCTACACCGCGAGCAATAGCCAAAGCCCGCTCCGCTGCCGTCAACTCAACCGTTGTAGTAGTTTCAACGGTTTTTGCCGCAGCAGAAGCGCCAGTACTTATCGTTTCCTCTGCGGTAGCGCCAGCAACAGCGCCCTTGCTACCAGCTTCCGCGACATCTGCGGCAACCTGCTTCACTTTTGCAGCTGTAGCCAGGTCGATTACCGAAAGATACTCCTTATATCCATTAGTAACAATAGCCACAACACTGGTTAATGCCTTTATAGCTATACCGGCTTCAATGGCCTTGCCAATGATTTCCCAGTTACCTGTAGGTATAGTCTGTAGACGCTTAACAAGCGCATCTACATCATCTACCACCTTTTTCAACCAAGTGGTTAGACCTGAATTGCCAGCATCTACGGCTAAACCGGCTAGGTCATCCTTTAACCCTTGTAGTTTACGCGATAGAGTTTCCATTTGCATCTGGGCCTGATGTGCCCCTGCTTCTTGAGATTGTATCGATAATTCAGTAGTTCGAATTAGTTCGTTATAGTCACCAATAAGAGAAGCTACTTTAGAGTATTGAAACTTGCCACCAGATAAACTTGTTAGCATTTTTTCAATATTTTTATCGGTAGAATCAGACGTTACCATTAAATCAAGCAATACCTGTTCAGTATCACGAAATGACTTTTCCCCATCCTGACCAACCTTATACATCGCAACGCCCAGTTTCTCAATTTCTGAAACTGCTTTGTCGCTATGTAAAGATACAAGCATAGATTTTATGGCATTGCCAATTTCACCGCCGGATCGTCCAGTATTACGCGCCATTGTGGCTATCATACCTTGCAGGAAATCAAACGAAACGCCTGCCTGATGGGCCGCACTACCGGCCCTTTAGTTAGCTGCGGCTAAGTCCTGAGCTGATACAATTGCATTATGCGCAACATTGGTCCAGCTATCAACAATCTTCATTGAATATTGAGTCGCTTCTGCTGCCGTCCTTGCCCGGATACCAAACTGCATCATTGTAGCTTCTAATGCTTTATTCGCCTCAGTCATGCTAAAACTGTCAGCTACAGCAAGGATACTAGAACTGTGCAATAAATTTTCAACAGTAGCAACGTCTTTATACGCGCGGCCCCATAGTTTAGCGCTTTCGGTTATATCATCTATTGACATTCCATATTGAGACGCTATCGATATAAATTCCTGCGTAGTCTGGTTTAGTTTTTCTTGGTTATTTTGAAGTTCTGGAATTACCTGTTTCATACCAGCCATACGCTGTTCAATATCAGTTATAGCGTGTATGCCCTCTACGGGAATAGCAAGTAACCCGCCAACAATCGTCGCAGTGGCCATCCATTCTACATGGCTTTTTATTTTATTCATGGCACTAGAAAAGGCATTTGCACTAGTAGTGGCTTTATTAAATGCAGGCTCAAGATTGTTAGTACCGTTGCCTAACTTATTGATAGAATTAGTCGCTTCGGCAGTATCAATTGAGCGCATTGATTGATTGAGGGTGTTCATTTGCTCGGTAGACTGCTGAGCCGCAGTTCTTGTGCTTGCAGCCATTTCTCTCATGCTTTTGCCTATACCATCAGTCATGGCGGACATTTTAGTGGTTATCTGCTCAGACGACTGTTGTACTGCCTGTGTAATAGCGTTCATTGACGATATAAGCCCGTTGTAGTCAGCCGACACTATTACTTTGTATTCTCCGAGTGATGAATTATCAGCCATTATTTTCCCTCCTTTCTATTTAATTGAACCGCCAGCCCCAGTAAAATCAGCAATAAAACCTTCAAGACTCCTGCTTAATTTACCTGGCTCTTGCTGCGGTTTTGAAGCTGGCCTATTGTCTTTTTTATCACCTGAGCCAAAGGCTTCTACAATTGCCTTTAAGATTCTGCCGGCGGGGGGATTTTCAACAATATAGTCTATATGACAATAAACGTCTAACAATGTCATATCCCACTGCACATATTCTTTTGAGTAACCAAATACCGCAGACATTTCCGCATACAGCTTAGCCTTTTTTACTTCGCTTGGCTCTCCGCTGCCTCCGCATCCGTCTGCGGTTCGGCGTTTTTTTCATTCACCGACATTATTAAATTGTGTTCTTTAATTTCTTGCGTTACCATCTGGCCAGCAGCCCTGATTGCACTTCCAGCAGTAAGAGACGAGTTAAATTCCTGCTCATCAATATCTGGATAGTTCCGCTTTAATCCCAGTAAAAGATATTTCTTTGCATCTGCAAATACTTTTCTTGGTATTGGATTTTCCAACGGATTTTTTAAAAATTTATCTACCGCTTCCATAATCGCAAACACTTCTTCGAATCCTTCGTTCTCGTCATATGCGATATATGGCAAAACCGGCAAAATATATTTTTTCTCACCAATAGTAATTTCTTCGCCTTTATATTTAGGTGTCGTAGCCAACATGTACCACTCCTTATTTTCAAATTTAATACCCCGCCATCCATAGACAGCGGGGTCATAGTTTTATTACTTAAGCACCAATAGACATCCAGCCTAGACTATTGAGGTCATCAGATGCAGCTTCAAAATTAAAGCTAGCTCCATTAAACGCTTCTGACTTCCACGCCAGGCCGATCTTATTGGACAAGCAGCAGTTAAGCCATACATTCATTTGCTTGCTTTCATTTTGTTTGTTGATCAAGTCTCCTTGGATAAGCATTGAGAAGAACGTAGCAGCAGCTTGCTTGACATTATTCAATGTAATGATATTGCCGCCAGCATCTACGCTCGCGGTGGCTGTGCCGCTAGACACAACACCGGTTCCGGTATAAGTCGCAACAGCTGGAGTATTGTCGCTACCTGCAACAGTTTCGGTCAACGTGAACGCCGTGCCATCATGCGTAACGGTGTAAATAGCGTTTACCGTGCTGTTAGCCGCAAGTGCCGTAGCAATATTGGCAACGGTATCTGCAATGGTCGAGCCTACAGCAAAATTGGTAGCATCCGTAGTAGAAGCTGTTGCCGTCAGTGTTGCCCCGCCGACTATCAATGTATCAGCCGCCACAAAATTAGTCGTTACGGTGTAAGTACGTGCACCAGCGGTAGTATCTTTGCTATACAAATAGCTTGCAAGGCCACTCATGCCTGCGCTGGTATCATTGGAGTTGAACGTATATACGCCGCTGGAACATTTGTACTCACCAATACTAGGGGTAGACAACGTAGGCGTTAGAATCTTAGAATTCGTTGAACCTACAACCTTTTTAACTCCTAAATCTTGATAGAAATTAGCCGCATTTTCAGCAGTATACGTACTTACACCAGAGGCTAGCGTAAACGATTCCTGCGCCCACAGCCGTTGCCCTTTTTCCGAAGTACCAACGCCATTATATAACTGCGTCATAGCAGCTTCATTTACCACATTAATAGTACCTTTACCGCTAATCTTGCCTTTGCCTAATGCCATAATATCCGCAAAGGCTCGGCGTGTAACCAGTTCTTTTGCGTCACGGGAAAAGTCAAGCGTAATATCGCTGATACTCATTAATTCTTGCGGTAGTCCGTCAGAATCAATAGCATAAACAGAAGCGCAACCGAAGGGATATTGATTACCCATATATTAATTCCTCCTTAATTTTAATATAAAAAATACGCCCTGCTTAGGCGTTCATTAGTCCTTTTGATGCAATTATTGAAAACTCGCTCATGAAGTAGTGGGTTCGGGTATCGCTATCATACAATGGAGACTTGCCATTGACTTTACGGCACTTAGCCAATCCAGAAATTGAACTGCGCCCATTTTCGCTACTATCAAGAGCATTTACAACTAAGTTGTATAGATAGGCCACCTCGTCGGGGCCATTCTTTGACCAGCCGTGTATATAGTACAGCGTCCCGTCGAATACTGGCCTATCCTTAATGGTTTCTGACTCATCCATGCAGATTGTGATTGCTGGATATACAGGATTATCGATAGAGTCAATGTATGCCGGATAAATCGCGGTACAGGTGTTACCGCCATCGTCTGTCCATGTGCCAATGAGTGAAGCCAATTCAGTATTAGCCAACAATGAACTTCGCAGTATGGCAATTATAGGATCATATTGCTTTATTGATATGATTATCACCCGCCCTGTGTCGTGGTAATTACATCGCCTAAGCTTTCGCGGAATGCTCCACCTAAGAAATTACGTGGCCGCATTTTTGATGTTCCTGTAATCAAGTCGCCAATGTATGGCACTTTTGATTCATCAACACCAACAGCTACGGTGGAATGAATTGCATTAAGGTCCTGGCTCTTTTCGATGTTGGCGTATAGCGTACCAGACTGTTGATGTACTACATCGTCCGGGTGTGGTGCGGCGCCAGCAGAATACCGTCTACTATATGGATGCCCCATAGCCGCTAAATCAGCAAGGCTATGATCTGTTTCAGACGCATGCTGTTTTACATTGGACTCGACTATACCACCGGCCAAAGCCAGCCTTGCATTCATCTTGGCAGTTTCGGCGGGAATGATATTACGGATGTTGGCAAGCACGGAATCAAGGCCTTCAATTTTTACTGTCATTGAGCAACGCCACCTTGCAGATAAGCGTAGGTATAACAAACCTGCGTATACTGCTTAACATTAATTACCTTATATTTGCTTTCTGTATTTAAATCCGTCACTATGTCGTTCTCTTTAATATCCGTCATATCACAAAACATTTTCATATAATTAATTGACGTTTGCCCAGACGATACAACAACAACATTCCCTTTGTCCGGAACCAGGTAACAAGATAGTGAGTCAGCAACTGAAATCGTTGAGCTTGCCACCGATCCACCGCTTGGCAATTGGCCGCCACTATTTTGCTTTCGTGTGATATTCACTAAATCATCCATAATAACCAACGACAAAAACGCTTCCCTATGGCTTGTCCAATCCTGCGGTTCAGATATTAGATATTTATTCGTACCGTCAACGATCCGCATATTCAAACCAATATCAGCTTTAGTAAAAATCTTATGAGAGTTTTTATACGGCAAGCCAATTCCGTCCGTATTAGTCGCAGACGACTTCTTCAATGGCCATATCTCGGCCTTAATCGTGCCAACATCAACCCAGGCCCGACTGACTACCTTTTGCAGTGTTACTTCCCTTTCTTCGGAAAAACTAACGGGAAATATCACGGACAATCACCCCGATCCCGACACCCTTAAGCTTATATATCTTCAAAAGAGATTTTAAATCATCCCTGGTAGATGAAACCCCGCCACGGCTAAAACTCGTTGGCAGGGCTGTTATTGCACTCAATAGGGCCTGATATATAGCTCGGTTCAGATTGTACACATAAGTGCTTGTCCCTGTGCCATCATCCGTTCTATTATTTTCCAGGAAATATGTTAATTCGGTATCGGTGAATACATCAGACAGTATTTTGCACTCAGTTTTGATCGCGGTTAATGCGTCTACTTCTGTCATGATTTTGTGGAAGCTTTGATAGCTGCAATAATGTCAGCTTTGACTGTTGCGGTCCCTAAATCAATTTTATTTTCGATAGCATAGGCCTTCAGTTGGTCTACAGTCATCGAATCTAGGTCCGTGATTGTAGTAGCCGTGGCCGCCGTCGCAACCGTAGCCACTTCTTCAACCAATTTAAGTTTTCCAGCCGCAATATACTTTACAATCGCCGGATGACTCGCCTCCGCGTCAGTTACTTCCATCCTAGCAGCACCCGGAATAAAATTTTTATCACCGATAGAAATTATCCCCAAACTGGTATTAGTGATATATTTAGCCATTATTAGCACCCCTCTGCTTTTATAATCGACAATGGATAGTAAATGATAACGCCACCACAACGCGAATGGCATGGAATGACGAACTCAAGTCCTTCAGCCTGCGGAGGAAATTGCTCAAAAGGCTGCGGAATCTCAAGAGTCAATTTATCCGGGCTCTTATCATACATCATAATAAGTTCAGTATCGTCAGTGCCGGCGGTAGCCATCTCCGGGATTACTTCCACGTTCTTAACATACGGGGAGTTTTTAAGGAAAAACTCTAAAATCGTAGTATCGGAATTGTCGGATCGGGCCCGGGTAGACAAGTCTGCATGAATATTATGCGACATAAGCAAAGTATTAGGATGCTCCACATTAAGTGTTAATTCCAACACTTTAGCTACCATGGCATTAAGGTCACGCAATACATACTCTGGAGTTTTATTAATAAACTTAGCAGCCGCCGCAGTGCCGGAAGTAACACTATTCAAAGTTCCATCCGTCGGTAACGTATAGGTGGTAATGTTAGGGTGACTAGTAAGGCCAACCAACCCATGATCGTCATCACCAAAGTAAGCAATTTTATTTACTTCCTGGTCATTGGCTCGACGTACCGCATTTGCCTTACGCTGCTCAAGCGGCTTGCCGGCCATCTGCGCTGCCCTGATATCCTGGATCGAATAACCATAAGATGCACCGATAGACTTGATATCTCCGGTAAACTTATTACCTTTTAAGTCAACGCGGGGCAAGTCAGTGGCGTAGTTGCTGATAACCTTCGCAAACCCAACCTGATCGTATTGATAGTACGTAATACTTTCTGCACCCGGGCCAGCTTCACTGGATACCGGAATAATACGGGTTGCCGTTAATTCTGGATACTGAACATCATATGACTTTGCTTTGATATGTTCCAATTCACGGGCAAAGAAAATGCTCTCATTAGCATCTAGCCGCTGAGAGCCTACAATTACAGCATAATCACGCTCATCATAGCGCTGCTTTTCTTTATTTTTCATATTTTAATCGCTCCTTAAGATAACTCAACGGCAACAACACCGCCAGTTGTCGAAGTATTTGAAGTAATGAATTTTGCATCGGATATTTCAACAGTAACTATCGGCGTAGTTAGCGCAGCTAGTGCAGTAGCGCCAGTTGAATTAGTCCAATACCCTGCATAAGTACCAGTACAAACTAAATAAGCCTGCGTTTCAGCAGTAATTGCGTACCCAGAATAAAAGGGAACCCAAGCCCGTCCTTTTCGCAGAATAGGAACGGTATCCTCTGCAGCATAAGTAACAGTCCCATCACTCGCCTGTTCTTTAGCCTGATTTAACGCAATCCCTAAAAATCCGGTAGTAAAAGTTGCAGCAGGAACCTTCGCTTGCGTCTCTGGGTCAGTTCCAACAATTAGACCATAGCCAAGACCAATGGCCGCTTCAGCAGCTTTACTGTCGATAACACGCGGTGATAAGTCATATAGCGTTCCGGCAATCGCCTGGCTCATATATTGACTGTAACTTGTCTGAGACATTAGTCGTTACCTCCTTTATAAGCATTTTGTTGGTTATCTATCATTCGCTGACGTGCCCCCGCGGAAGATCCATCATTTTCATCGTTTCGGCTTCCGGGTAACTGCTTTAGCTTTTGGCGCTGATCGGCCATTGCGTCACTGCGCTTGTCAGCCTTAGCAAGATCAAATGCTGCATCAATATATGCATCTGATTTATCGGTCAGGTCAAAACTATCACCCCGGACCGACTTAATAACAGCTACCTTAATTTCCTTATCGGCCATTTCATCCGCTTTATCTACATGAAAATCATCAGCAGTCTTAAGCAATTCCACCCGACTTTTAACTGCAGTTACAAGGATGTCAGCAGCATCCTTGCGGGTTTTTTCAATTTCTGCGGCGTGACTATCCACTTTTGCTTGAAGTCCATCCTTTTCCGCAGTCACTGCATCCAGTTGCTTTTTTGTTTCATTTTCCTTACTTTCAGCTTCATCTGCCCGTTTATTCGCTTTATCCAAGGCATTAATAACTTCAGGGGCAGCTTCATATTCAATACCGTCCAGTCTAATCTTCATTGTTTTTTTATCCTCCTCATCAAAATAATACTGATCCCCATCCATATTTAGGCGGGCATAGGGACCAGCTCGGGCTCTGGGTACAACAGCCACATGATTATATCTGATGTTGCGCTGAATAGCATCATACTTTTGCCCCTCCCATTCTCCTGGGGTTTCATCAACATCAAGATTATAACCGCATGAAAGTTCACGATTCTTTGTATCCAAATTATATATAACTAAATCAGCCCTTATTTGGTCGCCATCTTGTTTCCCCGGACTTAATACTGTACCAATAGGTTTTATTGATGCAATATTATCTGCTCTAACTAGTCCAGGATGGCCGACCGTTACCGGTTTACCCATAAGAGAGGCAAGACTGTCTTGAGAGAAGGCTTCTTCTGGCGGTCGAAATTATCTTCTAACCGAACCATCCTGGTTAATGTACGTAAGAATACCGGTTCTGCCAATAATAGGTGAATCGTGAATAAATCCCTCAGGTGTTTTTGTGGCAGTAATTTCAAATCGATCATAACGAATTGTCATTTTATCACCTCCCTCCTAAAAATGGGCATAAGAAAACCGCCTCACATTTACGTTTGGCGGTTTTCTTATGCAATCATATCGATCAATTCATCATAAAAGTATTGGCAAGCCTTTTCTTCATTGTCGAATACCTTTAAACCTGTTTTTTCTCCACGTTCGCTATAGTATATTTCCCATTTATCATTAACTTCATTAAAGCACAGTTTTTCACTGGGTAGGCCACCGTCAAGGCAATAAGCATCAGGCCTAATGTTTTCTGCAATCAACCTATTTTTTAGCTGTTGCTTATTCATGCGAATCAACCTTTCTAATATATCCTTCTCTTAACAACTCTCGAATGGATTTATTCAGTTTGTATTGCAATCCTCCACCCGGGTAGCCAAACCATGCTGAAACATCTCCACTCAAAACTTCTAACTCTTTTATAACTTCGTAAATATTATATGGCGACTCTTGATTATCTGGAGGTAACGATCGTTGTTCAAACGACACTCCTTGAGGGCTAACATAAGTCCCTCTGTTATCACCATATCTATCAACCATTGTGCCAATCGGCAATATTCTTTTTCTTGGTACACTTGCGAATCCGTTCATAGGTGGCCAAATGGGATTACCATCATCATCAAACCATTTATCAGATCCACCTTTTTCCTCAGTATACTTCTGACCTCTATCATTTGCAAGCTGTTTAAGCATTTCTTCTACTGGAATAAAGATCAGCTCTACATCGCACATACAATAGGCATGGTACGGAGGCATATTAGCTAAGACATCAAGGCTATCACCATTTTCTTTTAAATATTCAACACCCGAACCACCGACTTCTCCTGCATGTTCAACGCATATCCGACATTTATCAGAACCAGCAGGAGAACGCATAACCCGTATGCCCTTTATCATCAGTGCATCATTAACGATTTCAGCGGCTGCCGTCTCATAAACCATATTAACGGTATGAATAGCCAGCCGCATCATTGCCTTTTGTTCAGAACCGTTTATAAAGTGATCATTTATCTTTTTTTCAATCTTCTTAGACGATTCACCAGCAACAACTCCATGCTTAATAACATGTTCAATATACTGACCAGTCTTGCTACTTAACCGATTAACCCTATCGCTTACCGTAAGGCCGTCTGACCAGTTTTTATACCATACCTTATTAACTATGTCAGTGTCGCGACTTCCGTTAAATACAGGCGATATCTGCGAGTATCCCAGCGCATGCATTATTGTCGCGACTTCTACTATACTTATATTCTGCCACGATAACCTTTTTTCTACGTCGTCAATGTAAGGATCAAATTCAGCTTTCTTTAAATCCTTAGCATACTGGATAGCTTCATCTGCACCATTGGTTAACAAATCGGTATAACTTTTTTTAAAATCGTATATCGCCTTATTGAGAATCACTTGTTTTCCATAAGTGTAATTACCGTCGGCTAAACCCACTTCTTTAATGAAGGCCAACAAAACTAGAATCATTGTCTTTGTTTTATCGTCTAGCGATTGCAAATAGGATTGATATTCTTGGTTGATTGAATCAACATCATTCATAATATCGCTCCTATTCGCTTGGCAGTACTGGTATGTTGGGATTTTGAGCCTTTACAACGGTGTCTTGCGGCTTATTCCCAAAAGAATGACCTAACACATCGCCCATAGATTGCTCAGTTTCCTTTGATATTTCCTTGTTCATCTTCGCGATTTCATCTGGTGTGTATCCAGCCTGACGCTGGCATTCGGCTGCGCTAAGAACTTTATTTTGAATCATCAGCACGTTAGCTTGGGCATTTTCAAAAGCAGCCTTGGCGTCTAACTCCCTAGCCTCAGACTGTTCTTTGTCCGAAGGCGACCATAACGGATTAAAGGTAACACTCCAGCTATCTAGTGATGCGCCTTTAAATAAGCCATCTTTTGCAAGCATGCATAGGCGAATTAACCGTTGTAGTGGCTTTTTAATCTGCCGCTTCTGTATCTGGCTAACATAGTTATACCAGTTTTCTAGGTCAGTACCACCTGACTGAGCTAAACCGCTACCTTTCGGATTGTGCCCGAATAGAATTACAAACGGAATATTAGCGGCAGCTGACAACGCGAAGCCGAACCGGTCTATTAGATCAGCCATACCGGAAATTGACAGGTTTTCTATCTTAAAATCATCCTCACCGTCAATAGCAATCGTATTTAGGACTGATCGCGCCATGTCAATTAGGTCTAGTCTAGCCTTTACTTGCTTTTCTCCTTCTTCGCCAAGATCAAGCACATCCAGCAGGCCGTCCAGTTTCAATATTGCCTGCCCCTTACGTTCCATGACAGCAATCGCCAGCTTCATTGACTGCTGATTATTAAGAATTTCCTCAAACAGTCCTTGGAGGCAAGGCAAGCCCCAACCTTGATTAGCTACTCTGCGTATATCGGGTATGGGGTCGCCGGAGAATAGCAGCAACCTAGTTTCATGTACCAGGAACGGCATGCCGCCTATAGGATTAATCTCGTAATATTCCGGCTCGCCATACTTCATATTTCGGGGATCCTCATAAAGTACCGCGTCATTCCACCAAATTTGTGTTCTATCGTAAACCCTTAACTGTTCAATACCTCTTATATTGGTTTCGTCTAACGGTTGATCAAGCGTTCTGCCATCATTTATAAGCATCAAAATGGCCGAGCCACCATAAAGTCTAGACCACCGCACAGCATCAGCAAAATGAACTTCTGCATTCAATATATCAAGCATCTTACCGGCGTATCCTTGTTTATCTTCTTTAACCGTCATCCAGTGTTTTGTAGCTTCATCCGCCGGCAAGCTTACAATTTTCCTCGCCATGGCGTTACCCTCAAACAGATTTAGTAATAGCCCATCAGCCATGCGATCAGGTACGGTAAAATAATAATTAGCGTAACTGTCCTTAGACTTAATCCCATGGCCAACAACGGAATTTAAAAAACCGTCCGAGCGTTCCATTTCGCTTTTGACGGTTAGTGGTTTAGTATTCGATTGTTCCATACGTCACCTCCTAAGAGCAAGCTCCTTGCCATGATCGGCCTTTCTGTAATTCTGTGAAGGCATCACTACCGGCATCCACTATATCATCATGACTACTTTTATCATCAGAAGGGAAGCCTTCATATTCCATAAACATTTCGTCGTTCCAAGCACCAGCCAAAATCAAAACATTCCCAGCCTGCCATTGTGAGGCAAACGGCTCAGCCCGAGTCGTTTTATCTCCTGTCATGCGTTTTGCCTTTACGACATACCCAGAGAGCATTTTTATGTAAGACTGCGCCTGTTCCTTACCACTTTGAGCCGGATCCTGGGGCAATCGAATCGTTACACGACCGTACCTTGATTTATCTTGCTTAGCCGTTTCAAGTACTTTTTTCCTAACATCGTCAGCAACCCATCTACCATGGATTAAATCAAGGATAATGTATCGTCCATCCTCCATTTTTCCCATTAACACGCCGGCCGTATAATCCGGGTTTGAATTTTGCGGTGTCGGTATACTAGCAGCTAAATCCCATGCACGAACATATCTACGAATTTTGCTAGGTATCGATCCAACAACCTGCACTTGTGTTCTCTTAAAATACATTCCGGCAGCCGCTTTAATCTTCCAGTTACCATGTAGCAATCTTCCTTTTTCAACGGTGCCTAATGCATTAAGATTCGCCAAGTATCCCGGGTCTTTTTCAAGCTGAATTTTATTATCAAATATGCTGGATGCAATAAAGGTAAACGACTTTACCAGATTCGGCTTAATGCCGCATTGGTCAACCACTTCCTCTACTGTCTCGCCCCATATTTCTTTATCATCAATAATTGTAAAATATCTAATTACTCCGCTACGTTCTTTTATCGGGAATCCCGTTGCTTGATCGATGTACCAACTAATGAAATCAGCAACCCATGACGTAGCATCTGGATTACATGTACAACGAATGTACCCGCGCACACCCGAAGTGGAACGATTACGCGAGAGAAGATATAGAAATTGGCTTCTAGAAAAATGCGTTAATTCATCAAAGCATATAAGTGGGATCTGTGCCCCTTGCCAATCTCTTAAGCTTTTTTCATCATGCAAATGTGAAAAAGTAACGGTAGCGCCGGAAGGAAATCGCATAACATATTGCGGATTTTTTACCGGGACAGCACCTTTCAATGGATATAACTCCATAGCATTGTCCCAAATAGCACCTTTTTTTGTTATATCGGCCATCGTTCTTCTAAAAATTACTGAACCGAATCTTTTATTGTCAATATGTTTAACGTTTTCTATAAGTAGCGCATAAGTTTTCCCGCCGCCAGCCGCCCCGCCATATATTGCAATATCAGCAGTTGTATTTAAGAATGTTTCTTGAGGCCCTGGTTGTGGGCTAAATGCCTTATCTACTTCTTTCTGTTTGGCTTCTTTTTCAAGCAGCAACAAATATTCTATTTCTTCTTGCGGCGAAAGCGCCATCTAATCACCTGCTTTGGACAAATAAAAGACACCCACTATAAAAATGGGTGCTACTTAGCTATATATTAATCTCTACCAAAACTTTCCCTTCCTCATACGCTTAATCTGCCATCTAGCCCTTAACTGCCCACTCCGAGCCCCTCTATGCGGCGGATTTTTTACTCCCATCATATTGAGTATCACCAGCAGGATTACGGCAAATACAAATGCAAGAAACATGACGGTCACCTCACAAATTCATATTCTTGTACAAAACTTCGTCAAGTTCTTCCGTTGTGATACCCAAATAACGTTTTGTAATGGCAACGGAACTATGATTAAATGCCTGCATGATGTAAGCGATGTCAACGCCCTGGCGTAATGCATGATAACCGAACGTCTTTCTTAGTGTGTGAGTGCCAACATTCTCTTTGATACCGACATAATCAGCAGCCTGGTTTAAAATTCTCCATGCCTGGACCTTACTAATCGGTTTAGCTTTATCCTTCTCGCTAGGGAAAATCGGTCCAGTAGTCAATTTAGCTGACTCTAGATAATGTTTAATAGCCTTCGTGCATGTATCCGACAGCGCAAACCGCTTAGTTTTACCGGTTTTTTGTTCACGGATGGTTACAACACCGTCGATTACGTCTTCAACGGTCAGTTTAAGCAAGTCCGACACCCGAAGGCCTGAGTTAATACCAAGCACAAACATGAGGTAATCACGTTCATTTTTACTAAGTAAATACTCTTTCATATCTTTCAATTTTTTCAAGTCTCGAATTGGTTCAACCGTAATTACTCTGCCGCGCTCAGTCATAACTGCCTCCTATATGTAATGTTTTAATTATATTATTACATACTAAACACAGTATTTCAATAGCTTTACGTTGTTTTTTTCCTCACATGTATAAAATTTAAAAATAAAATTTTGAAACTAGATTTCAATAAAAAATTTATCAAGTTCCTTCGCATGTGGCGATTGATACTCGGTACGTTGGTGGCTAGCGCGGCGATTTCAAAGAATTACTAAAAAAAGTTACAGTATTAATTTATTTCCGCATGGCTCTACCATTTACACCCCGCCAGCAGGACAGATAATGCTATCATGCTTGCAGTGCTATATCTATGCTTGATGTAAACTTATACATAATTCATTACATTGAGATGTTCCCTTGAGTTTATCTTCACCAATTGATTCCAGCAGATTCCTTTGTTCATCTGGAGATAACTTAGCAAATACTGAAGTAGCTACAGTATACTTAATGTCTCCATCAGATACCGCTGATTGTAACTCAGGAATTAACTTAGAGATTTGCTTAAGACGTTGAAGGGTATCTACGGATACGCCGAATTCTTTCGCTAGGTCAGCTTGAGAAACCGCATTTTGCGGTTTTACTTGATGATTACCCTTATGTACCCCTCTTAGTTTCTCATATTCGCTAACGACCTTCCCTTGCTTCACTGGATTATTCTTCATACGTCCAAAGTTAGCCACTAGAAGTTTCCTAAGTTTATCTTCATCGTTGATTTTAAAGCGAGATATGGCCTCCTGGTAGCATAGTTGAGCCTCTTTTGAACCTGCCTATAGGTTTATATACCCCTAGAATAAACTTGTGTAATATCGCTAATTAACACCACCGAAAATACCTATAAAGCTAGTAATAGCAATGGTTTCTAGGCATTTCTTAAGATAACCCATAAATAACACCTATTTCACGGATGCTTTATAAGTTATTTCATGGCATTTGTTTCACTTTAGTTTATTAAAGTATTGAAATAATCAAATAATCTGCCGCTTTAGTCTTTAGTTAAATAAAGGATACATGGTATTAGTACGAATGGAACTCATTATTGTTTATGGTATATTCGTAAAGCAAATGTATTATGTTTTCATGGGTTGATTTATATTATCCATAAATAGTCCAATTTACCTATTCTTCACGAACAACAGCAGCAACCTCTATATTTTTTTGTGTAACCTCTTTTACAATTTGTTGGATTCTTTCCATGTACCTCGCTTCAATCCATTGTTTATTAAAATTATTAGGCATACCTATCTCTAATCGATGTTCTGTCATTTTCAATGGAATAACCGATTTAATCCAAGTATCAAAAATTGGTTGTACGATTTCTTTTTCGAGAATTCCCAATACTTTATCCCAAATTAACTTAAGCTGCCTATCAGTTTCTTCCAAATTACTAGTTTGTTCACAAATGTCTAGTTCAATTCCATTAGCATCTTCAAGTTTCTTACAGATATTTAAATGAAAATTATATCGTTGCTGAAGCTTCGCTAGTTCTTCAGGATTACCTAAAGTCTCAAAACCAACTGCTGTCCATTCAGCTTTATTACCTAAGCACTCCAATAGGTACAATATTTCCTCATTGTTTAATTCTATAGTTTTTGACATTTCGCACACTCCATCCGATTAAATCCAACATATAATCCAAGATATATTTTACCATTACGGCAACATTATTTCTAATCCACAATTATAGTATAAGGCTCTAGAAGTTAAAGCAATGCCAGCGTAGTCTACTTATTTCGACCCTACATCTATTACAATATAAATACCCTATTTTCACATAACAGGTGACATTTTTTACACATATGTCTAGAAATTGCACCTATACATATGTTCCACCTTGAGTAATCTTATGTTTCCTGATAAGTTAGGAATCTTATTTTGTTCATAAGGCTGTTCAAGCTAACCAATATGTTCAAACCAAAGCACAATATTTCAACCAAACGATACCATAAAAACAATCCAAATAACGTACCCTTCCCACGAAGTCGCGGAGCGTAATCTTTAAGACTTATCTTTGGTAGAGGTTACCCTTGCGAGGGATGGTTAATGGTCGGTCATACTTCCCTCCTTTATCCATGTGAAAAGATAAATACTATTGGTTACGTTAATCAAACAATATAAGGTTTAACATGGCTGATATGGTTCTATGTTGTGAGTGCTTTTCTCACATAAGTAGGTTCTATCAGTCAATTGGTCAATGAAAAGCGTATTGCCCAATCCAATATAAGTTATTACTATTAGCCCATCTATAGTTAATCATATGTTGATCTTGGACAAGCTTATATTATTCATAGGATTGATTTTTCCTATGTTATCATAAGTCACACCAAGAACATCATATATCAAGTTATAGTCAATCCAATAAGTGTAACTCATAATAAGAGTTTAAGCCTATCCATATGAAAAGATTTTGTTATCCATAAGTAGGGCGAAGCGTTAGCGAAGCCTGTTCCTTATGTTATCCAAAATATGAACCATATGTAAATACTTAAGTATGGGGGTAAACCAGCACGGCTGGTTAGGGGCATAGCCCCTATTTAAGACATTGTTATAGTTAAAATTTATTGTTCCTGCTTTGTATCTGATTAGCTTTACTATTGGCTAATTTAACATATTCATATAAGCATCATTGAATTATTATTATGTTCGAGTGTATAAGCTACGATTGCTCTAAATATTATTTCAATGTAATTAATCTCTAAGTATATATCTATTCTCTTTACAGTAGGGAGGTCTTAAACCCAGTAATTACAAGGGTTAATTGCTCATTTTACCGAAGAATCAGGCTTTTTTCCGGTAAACTTTATATAGCCTTATCTCTCCATTTAAAAAATAAATCCCTCATTCTTTTCGATGGAATATACGCATGTATCGTGTGACCCTCTCGAACAGCACTTCTCCATATAAACTGCAGCATCTCTTGTAATGCAAATAATTCCTCATTGTAATAAATACCGTTTTTTCCCTCAAAGAACTGTTTGATCTCTGGTTTTGGAAATCTATTGACCGCATATACAACTACTGTAGCATCCTTATAATCATTTGTTGCTCTAGCACTGCAAGATACAAAGTTACCTTTAGTTTCTCTACCAGACTTATTTTTTCTATCTAACTTTAGCTTGTCATTACCATACGCTATTTTACTAGCATATTTTTTAAATGTAGTCCAAATGATCTCCTTTATTTTTGCCTTTCGATCATTCCGAAGATAATTATATATATTATTTTTGAGTCGTTGTATCTCGTTATCTGTTGCATTATTCTCGTACCAATTTTTCGATAAGCCTTTTTCACCAATATCATTAAGATTACCATCATAAATTATTATCGGAAAGTTATTATCATTATCACCATGTCCTGCTTCTAAAGAATATCTACCATCTTTAAAGTCAACATGCATATACTCAAAGGGAATATCGAAGTATCTACAATAATAATACATGTTCTGACCTTCAAATAAATATGTGAATATGTACACATCTTGGAATGCCAAAAATAATTGTCTCGGCAATAATTTAAATACCCTATTTCCTCTGATCGCTAACGCTTTGTTCTTAAGATATTTATAAGCTTCTGTATATACAACACCTGTGTATTCATCCGCTATCCATTCAAGAAATCCATCTTCTGCTTCTTTTACATATCCAGCCTTTCTTAGTATCTCAATATCTTCAACAGCAATTATCTCAGAATTTTCTTGTTGACCATCATCATACATTACTTCGATTACATCTGGAGATTCATCTATAAGAAACGTATACGGCTTCAATAGTTCAAACTCCGAAAAACCTTTTAGCAATTCATGGGTACAAACAACTATATTTACTTCTTTTTTTAACAAGTCTATAAGATTCTGCGTTTTGCTCTTCCCTGTACGCTTAGGTTCTCTTGCTTCAGAAACCTCCTTGCAAATACGCTCAATTTGTTCTAGATACGGCGTTATCACAAGGTACTTTTTGGGGTCATTCTCCCATAAGTTATTATTTAATAAATCAATAACATAAGATGTTTTCCCTGAACCCATGATCGAATCTACAACTTTTATCAATAAATCACCACCCTTTCTTGTTTTTGTTTTGCAGGATATTAAATCCAATTTATGGAATTACCTTGTGAACTATAATATGGGAGGGTTATCATGCGTAGAAATCAAATCGTTTTTACCTTGTTTATGATTTTTAGTCTCCTATTGGCAAGCACCTGTTTTGCCGAAGAAAAACCATTTGGCGATATCACTAGCACACAGGATATAATCGATAAAGCATTTACTGGTAGAACACTTGACCCCATTGAGGGGATATGGGTACGAGATGAAGAAAGTGTAATAGCTATCGTAAAAACCTCTGTAGCTTTTCCCAATGAAAAAACGCAAAAATATGATTATACGATAATTAAAGCTGCAGGAAAGTGGAAGAACTTGGGTGAAGTCTGGTTTGGTCTTAACAAAACCAGCTATAACTTTTCATTTAAAGGATTGTTTAATTACTGGAAGTTGTTGTCTTCAACCGTATTAGAACAAAGCGCATTTGGAGTATATCCCCGTAATCCTAGCGAAACTTTTATCCGCATATATCCACCAGCACCTTAAGTTCATCTACTTGAAGAGCCGTGTAATTACGGCTCTTTTGACTTTGATACATCTTGACTCTTTGGGGCTAATACGTTATTGATAGCCCTCTTAATATTCTCCACTATTTCAGGTGGTGGGCTATCTTTTGGGTATAACTTTCCGTTATACCTCCAAAGCAATCTTGGCATTTGACTACCTCCTCTCACCAGACATTCGAACGTCATCATATGAAACTTCTGCAGTAATAACTTCAGGATTCAACTTCAGGTTCATCTGCAGGTAATGGTTCAACTATTTGTTGTTGATCTATAATAATCTCCCATTAATCCTTGAACATAATGAGAAACCCTACATACCTCAATATAAAGTTTTTGATATTTTTCTCTAATGTCATCAACCTCTGTATAAAAACTTTCTTGTTCTTCAATTTCTAACGACTCAACATTATTATATTTTTCCGCGATATTTTTCATATGTACTGAGATTTCCATGATACAGTCACTTATATCTATTGGGTCAGGCTTATTATCAAATTTCAAATTCTTGGCTTCTGGTTCATCAGGAATAATATCTTCCTTTTTTACCTCTGTCTTGTGATTTTTCACCGCACTATCAGCAGTTACTTTTTTATCTTGAATGTCTTGTTTAGTTTCATCAGACAAGTCGTTAACTTTTAAAAGTTTTCTAATATATCCTTCAGATATACCGATAGCTTTTGATAGTGCAACATTTGATTCGTACTGAGTACGAATTTTTGCAATAGCTTCCGCTTTTTCAACCTCAGTAAAATCTTTTCGGGCTAAATTCTCAGCAACAGCAACTACATCGACATTATCTGTATCTACTATAGTGCACCCGATAGATTTAAACCCTAGATATATACAAGCACGATAACGTCTCTCCCCTGCTACGATTAAATAGTTACCATTGGATTGCTCTTTTACTGTAATGGGGTTTAATAGGCCATGCTCTTTAATATTAAACGCTAAACTTTCGATAGTATTAATTCCGTTTTCAAATTCTTTCCTTGGTTGCTTTTCATTAGGCATAAGTTTTTCTATTGGAATATTTTTAATAGAAAGCACTAATTACGCTCCTTTCGTTAGCATTTCATAAGCATTCTGAATTTCAATAAATTTATCTTTATTTCCGCCTCTATCAGGATGGTGCTTTTTTACCAAATCACGATAAGCCTTTTTTATTGCTGTCATATTAGCAAACATTTCAACTCCCAAAACCTTATACGCTTCTAAAAGACCTACTTTCGGCGACTGATTATAGAAATTACTGTTTGAATATGAACCACTAGAAAACCTAGACCAAAAGTTTTCTTCTTGTGTTTTTAATTCTTGGGCTTTGGCATCGATATTTTTTTTAAACTGCCAAAATGACTGTTTGCTTTTTTCAATTCTCATCCAGTATTCATATAAAACTCGATTTATAAAAACGGTTTTCTCCGTTTGGTTCATTTTTGACCACTTAGCCTTACCTGAAGTATATCCGCCAATTATTCCACGATCGCCATGTTTTAGTTCATCATATATTAGGTTCTTACTAATGGCCTCTATGTAATAATCGAAAATATCTTTCTTTTCAAACCACAATACCGCCATCCTCCTAGATAATCAGCAGGCTCCCACTGTCCGATCAATGAGATACCTGCCGATATGCTTCAGTTACTTATATTATCTAGCCATCCAATTATCAAGTGAAGTCTTGTTTATACGCCAAGAACGACCTACTTGTCTAGCAGCAAATCCTCTATTCCTTGAGTGGCATAAATTATATATCGTGTCATAACTAAGCCCTAGATAACTTGCAGCTTCTTTGATACTCATAAAATTACTATCGCTCATTAACTGCACCACCTAGTTCAACTATAGCTGTTTTATTTGCAACCGCATTATATATCCGCTCAATTTGTTCCGTAATATTTTTAGGTACACTAAAGACTTCTTCCTGATCTGAATATAATTTCTTGAATTCTTCAAGTTTTGATGAGTGCACAAAAAACATATCTTCAATACCAAGCCAACCAAAGTCTTCTTGTAAATCCGCTATAATGTACATTAGTTTCACCTCTTAATTTAATGTTCGTTCCCAATATATTTTCATTAGTTGCAAAAAAGCGTTCGTTCGCAAGTCTTTAACTTTACCTATGTATCCAAGTCTGAGCATAAGCTTAACCTACAACTTCCTTAAGTTCGTATATCTTAACTTCACACTTGTAATCTTCAGCAATCATTTTTTGCATTTCTTTTGCGATATCAAGAGTCCCTTTGCATACTGCAGCTTCTGGTATACTTCTTCGTTCTTCACTATATAAACACACGTACATGTTAATCCTCTCCATTCAATGATATTGTTACGGTATAACTCTAGATTAATTGCTTAAACTATGGTACAATATCACTAATTGAGAACTGATATATGTACCATATGCGATAATACTTCCGCATCTGTTGGTAGCAGGTGTACATTGAAGTATTATTTTTTTGTGTTTTAAGACATAGTTAATCAAAGCCCCTCATGTATATCACATAGGACACCACCTTTCGTACCATATTTATTTATAGTTTACTGCGGTTTATTAGACCAAGATAATGTTAGTCCACCTCCTTTGTTGAGTACATTTATTTTTTCTTTAATGTCTCCAAATATTTTAATCCAGCTTGATATACTTGATGATCATATATAAACTTTTTGATACTCTGTTGGCCTTCTTTTGACGATATAAAATTTCTTTCATTATCAGTATACGCATCTAAGACTATTTGGGTAGTACTCTTGGTAATTTCATCCATAGGTAATTCAAGGATAACTGCAATCTTCTCTACGATTTCTTCATTTATTTTCTTAACCTTATCACGCTCATAAAAGCTATAGACATTCTGATTAGTTAGCCCTAGTTTATCAGCCATATCCTTTTGGGTTAAATCTAGTTTAATTCTTCTGTTCTTAACAATTTCCCAATTGACCATCTCGTTTAAAATTTTAATTCCTCCTTTCATGCTTTATATTACTAGCACTACTAGTAAATGTCAAGCTTTTCCATTAGTATATTTATCAATGCCCACTAGGATGCACTATGTATTAGTCCATTATCTAAACAATTGCTCAATCTCTGCAGCTAACATTCGTAACGTTTCAGGCATAGTCTTAGGTAATTCAAAGGGTTGCTTCAATTGTTCTTCCATGGCATTAAACGCTTGAATATACTTAAGTTTCCATTCAAGAGCTTTCTTACCAGTAAATCCCATAGCTAACAAAGTAAATCCATCACGATTCATAAGGTACTCAGGATACTGTTTACCTCTGTTTTCATAGCTTGATTCTATGAATAATTTGGCAGCGGAATTTTCCGCCACGAGAATTTCACGAATTCCTTTTAATACATCCTTATGTTCCTTCCCAAAGTGTTTCGATAGTTGTCTACTGGATACCACTGGTTGGTTAAAACAAAAGCCGCAAGTAATACAGCTATTAACTGCACCACCTGCGACCGCTAAAGTTATTCTTTTTTTAACACCAAAGTACACTTGAGGCTCTTAGTTACTATATAAGCAATCAACTATATTCCGTTCTAATATGCCGGATGAAGGAAAGGTGTCCCAAGCAGTTCCACCAATATATCCAAATGATGCTTGAAATCCTAAACTAATCTTTAGTAGGCTGTCATTATCAGCGGCATCTGCTAACGCAAAACTGCCTTGTGTTCTAA